TTATTTTGCACTAAAAAGTTCTTGCATGGTCACGTCTACTTGGCGTGACTCTTTTTGTTCCATCTCGTCTAAAATATGAGAATAGGTCTGTAAAGTTGTTACAATATCGCCGTGTCCAAGACGGCGAGAGATATATTTTATATTTACACCTTTAAACAGAAGCATGGAGGCGTGAGTGTGCCTTAAGCCGTGGCATGTTATTTGTTTGGCTCCAACTTCTCGACAAAGAGCCTTAAGTGTTTTATTTACAGCATTATTCGTGACCAACTCAAATTTAGAATTAATAAAACATAAATTCTTTTCGTTTCTCATACCTGTTTCTGCAGCCGCGACATTCTGTTCGTGTTTTAAACTACTAAGGATATTGCAAGTACTTTTATCTATTGTGATTGTCCGCTTTGAAGCATAGTTTTTTGTATCGCTAAAATCATTTTTGTATTTTGCATCCCAAGTTTTGTTGATCGTGATTGCTTGATTCTCAAAGTCCACACAATCCCAAGTCATCCCTAAAATCTCCGAAAATCTTGCTCCAGTTGCAATCGCAAATAGAATGATATATCGTGAAACGTACCTTAATTTTAGGTTTTTCTTTGTATTTGTTGTAAGGTGTTTTAGTTCTTCGAAATTAAGGTATTTTAATACCTCTGCTTTTTCTTCTTTGTGTCCTTTTATAATCACTTTATATGTCGGGTCCTTTATGATAATGCCATCCTCGATTGCGTCTTTTAAGCATGTTTTGACGTATAAATGCCTTTTTCTAATGGTCTCAGTAGCATAATGGGGCTCTAATTCATTGATAAATCGCTGATACATATCCCTGGTGAGATCTTTCATTCGTACACCGGCAAAATGTAACTCTACAAGTTTTACTGAACGTTCAATATCTGATTCGTGCTTAGGACTGTATTTACCTTTCTTATAAATCTCAAACCAATTACGTATATATTCGGCAAACAGTTGATCAACTGCAGAAATGTCTTGGCCTACGTGTAATTTCTTTTCTAGTTCTGCAGCAGCAAGTTCGCACTCACGCTTAGTTCTAAAACATCCTTGTGTTTTTGTTTTATATTTATCGCCTTCTTTATAAGATACTCTATATCGCCAGCCGTTCTTAAGTTTCTGGATACTGGCCATCATAATTACTCCTTTCGTTAAAAAGATAGGCGGGAGCTACCCGCCTTTGAAGATTAAATTGCTAACGTTAGAAATTTAATACTACTTTTTTAAGTTTTCCCACAATCCTGATCAGTTTATTTTGTTCGGGATTGTATATGATCGGAGCATACTTTGGATTTTCAGATTGCAAGATGATTGAGTTATCTGTTTTATAAACTCTTTTTAAAAGCGCTTCTTCTTCGATAACAACAGCAGCTATTTCACCATTCTCGACATCTTCTTGTTTTCTGATTAAAAGTAAGTCGTCTTCTTGAATTCGCGCACCAATCATGCTATCACCTTTTGCTCGTAGATAGAAATACTCTCCACCATTTAACCAATCTTTAGGAGTGGTTTCATAAACACCAGTCTGTTCATACACCACAGTACCTGTCCCGCAACTAATATTTCCGTAAATCGGGAGCAAAACTGATTCTCCCGTTTCGCCTAAGTCTTCTACGTCAAAGAAATATGTAATTGGGACTTTAAACAGATCAGCAAGAATTGTTATTTTATCCATTAAAGGCCTATTGTGGTTTCCCTCCCAAGCTGATACTGCTGTTGGTGCTACATTTAATTTCTTTGCAAGATCCGCTTGAGTCATACGATGCTGCTTTCGTAATTCCTTTATTTTGTCTCCGACTTTCATCTTTATCTCACCTCCTTATATTGATTAGTATACACTATTTCTGTAGTTTTATGCAGTTTTTCTGTATATAAATAGTTGATATTTTGATATTTTTTCAGATTTTCTGTATTTTCGGCTTGCAAGTACAGAAAATCTGTAGTAAGTTTAAACCAAGAAGGAGGTGGTGGTGTGAAATACACCATTGAACAAGCAAGAATATTAGGTGGATTTACCCAAGTTGAAATGGCAAAAAAACTTAGTATGTCAGAAAAAACCTATATTCAGTATGAAAAGTATCGAAAAGTGTTTCGGATGGATGTTGCTTTGAAATTTGTATCGTTAACAAAAGTAAGAATTGGTGACATTATTTTTTTTGAGGGACAACTACAGAAAATCTGTAGTTAAGAGATTGCTATGAATAAGAAAATATGGTGGACCATGAAGGATCTGGAGCAGGCAACCGGCTACTCAGATGACTGGCTTAAAGAAAATGTCCTGCTCCGACCTTGTTACAAGAAAATTCTCGATTTGGAAAACGGCGGTTTTGTTTACTATCCCGAAAAACGTGGAGAAAAATGGATGTTTATTGCTGCTAGAATGCAAGAGTTTTTGGAAAAGTATTTTGTACAAATTTTTGGGAGGTAATTATTTTGGCGCAATCTTTTCCAGTCCAATTAATAAAGAATCGTTACTGGGCATCGCTTTATCATCTGTTTCAAAATCATTGGAAACTAAAAAGCGTGTTTACCACCAAGTATTTTGATTTGAATGCCGAAACAGTGAAATTCCAAGCCTTAAAAAGAAACGCAGCACCTTGGTCTAGTTCAGAAAAAATTATGTTAAATCTTGCTCTTCATCTTTTCAACGAGCGGAACAAATTTAATTTATCGGACCTCGATTATTTGGATGATTACAATCGGAAGCTTGCATTTGAAGCTATGAAAATACGTTTCGGTTCTTAAAGCCTAATCAGGCTTCTCTTTTTAGTCAAATGGCGAAATATGATGAACAAATTAAAGTATAAAAATTTAGTATATGCATAGGGAGTTGAGGAAATGAATCAACTACAAATTATTGAAAGAGAAGGTATTAGAGTTTTAACAACTCAACAGTTGGCAGAAGCATATGGATCTGATTCCAAAATTATCAATCGAAATTTTCAACGCAATTCTGACCGATATGTCCAAGGTAAGCATTTTTACGCTTTATCAGGAGAAGGTTTACGAGAATTCAAAGGGTCACGTCAATTTGACGACAGCCTAAAGTTTGCTTCAATTCTTTATCTTTGGACAGAAAATGGTGCTTGGCTTCACGCAAAGTCGTTAAATACTGATGAAGCTTGGAAGGCCTATGCCACATTAGTCGATGATTATTACACTATAAAACAGCAAGTGAAGGTTTTATCCGAAAGAGAACAACTAGTAGCAGCTATGAAACTTTCAATCGAAACATCAGAAGAAATTGTGGTTATAAGGGAAGAAGTGAAAGAAGTTCGTGGGATGGTCGAGAACCAGATAACACTAGATTATGGAGAACAGCGAAGAATCCAAAAAGGTATATCTAAAAAGGTTTACGAACTTGAAAGCGACCCAAACGTTATACAACAGCTTTTTCGTGAACTTCATAGAGAAATCCACGACCGTTTTGCCGTTACTAGCTACAAGGACATAAAGCGCAAGGATATGCTTTCTGCTGTTCGATACATTGAGGCATGGGTGCCGAGGAGAGTGTCGTAATGAGTTTAGATACGATATTCATAATTTATTGTTATGGATTAACCACATTTATCTTAGGTGCTTTGATCGGACATATGGGAGCGAAAAAAGAAAATAAAAAATCCTGATGCTGCAACATCAGGTCCGTTAAAAATATATTCTTATCGCTATTCTATCACGATTTTGAAAGATTTAGAACAGGGAAGTGAAAAAATGGCTAAATTTAGATACGTTCATACCGAATTTTGGCAGGATGCAAAGGTACTGGAAGAAATGACACCGGAGGATAAATACTTCTATCTTTACCTTTTAACAAATCCTAATACCACGCAAATCGGTGTCTATCAAATAACAAAAAAACAAATGGCTTTCGACTTAGGTTATTCATCCGAGTCGATAAATAGCCTTTTAGATCGTTTTATCAATAATCATAAAATCGTTAAATACAATGCTGAAACAAGAGAGTTAGCCATATTGAATTGGGGAAAATACAACCTTAATAATACTGGAAAACCTGTCTTAGATTGTATCAAAAAGGAATTGACAGATGTTAAAGACAAGACTCTTTTGTGGGAAGTTATGAATCAAATATCAAATGAAACAGTATTAAATGAGTTTTCTCAAGCTGTTTACGACACGTACCACGACTCGTCGACGACACGTGGGGAAAAAGAAAAAGAAAAAGAAGAAGAAAAAGAAGAAGAAAAGATATATATACCTTTTTCCGAAATCGTTTCTTATCTCAATGAAAAAGCAAACACAAACTACAAGTATTCATCTAAGAAAACAAAAGACCTAATTAAAGCTCGGTGGAATGACGGATTTATTTTTGATGACTTTAAAACAGTCATTGATAAAAAAGTATCAGAATGGCTTAGAGATAAAGAAATGTGCAAATACCTTCGACCAGAAACGTTATTCGGAAATAAATTCGAAGGTTATCTTAACCAAAAGAGTTACGGTAAACGCTCGTTATTTGATCAGGGCGAAGAAAGTAAAAAGAGACAATCCTCTATTAAGCCTTTGACTCAATACGAACTTGAGGAAATGAAACGATTGGAGGAGGAGCTACCATTCTAGCACTCAGTCAATTATTAGGTAATGGACGGATGGAGAATTTACTTTTTAACATCCGTCCTGATCTAAAAGGAAAAACGGATGAAGTTAAAATCAAGAAGTTTAAATGCTCTCAATGCGGTGAAATGACAATTGACGGATGGGAATATCGAATAGGTGAAATTGTTGAGTGTTTAACAGCAGCTCAGCGTTGCAATGGATGCGGAACGAAGGAATTAAGTCACCAAGTAACAGAAGAATTGTTCCAAAAACGTATTGATGCTCTTATCTCCAATTGGTATTTCATTTCTGAAAAAGAGACGGCCGGATTTAAGAATTATAACTCAATAAGTAAATGCACAACTGAAGCCAAGCAAAAGGCGATTAATTACACGCAAGCTTTTAGTCAGAATTCGCTTAATGACGAAAAAAACCTTTTAATCATGGGGTCTACTGGTACAGGAAAGACCCATATTTCAAAGGCGATTGCAAGGACGTTAAAGGCAAGAGGTATCAAAGTTGGGTTTATTACATCAGTTGATTTATTTAACAAATTTAAAGCAACCTTTGATTCCGGATCATCTGAACGTATTTTCGTAGAAATGAAAAAGCTGGATTTACTCATCATTGATGATATAGGTGTCGAAACTACAAAAATTGATGATGTTAATTGGTCGGTAAGAACATGGAAAGAAATCCTCGATGCCAGGTTAGGACAAGCCAATGTTTGGACAACCAATTTGGATGAGGAAAATTTGAGTAAAGTTGTCGGGCAAAGGGCTTTTTCACGAATGTACGAAGGAACTAGATTTATAGATTTATTCACCGATGATTACCGCAAAACGAAAACGGTTAAATGAGGTGTAATATGTGCCAAATATGCAACGGAACTCGTAAAGTCCACGAGATTAATAGTTTTGGCTATCGGACAAGTTGTTGTCCGGAATGTGGACCGATGGAAACGGAATTATGGCTAGAACAGCAAAAGGCTCGTAAAGATTGGATTGCGGAAATGAGAAAGAAAGGTGGTTCGACTTATGGCAAATCAAGATCAGTTGCTGCGAAAAGTTAATCAACTTCTTGGTAAAGATTACACTTTCGAAAGACAGATTGTTACCATTGAGGATTTAGTGGAAATGGTCGAACAATATAAGCTGCAAGAAACCATCCTTTTAGAACGGCTTAAGAAACAAACTTTGCAAATTAAGGAAATGAAGCAGAATAGCCGTTTAACTAGGTTTTATGAAATGGCGGAAGAAAATTTGAAAATGGCTCAAGAACTAGCCCAGTTGAAAGGAGAAGTAACCGTATGAGCGTGACAAATGTTAAACCAGTGCTACACTGCCCAAAATGTAAAACTGTCGGTCATATCATTAAGCATAAGGGTTCAATGGTTCACCTTGATTGTCCGAAGTGCTCAAGGAAATGGCAAACTTATTCTGAAACGTGTCCTAAATGCCATAAACCTAATGGATTTGCGGTGCCGGGGTTGTGTGGGTCTTGTTATTCGGAAAAGAGGTGCGAGTGATTTGAAAATTCCTTGGCATAAACGAGTTTACGCATTGTATAAGGGCGATCAATTTATCTCGGAAGGAACGATTAGAGAGATTAGCAGAGAAACAAATAAAACAGTTGATTTCCTAAAATATATGACTTATCCGGTTTATCAAAGAAGATGTGGTAAAGGTAAAAAACGGTTAATGATGATTTCTTTAGATGATTAGTATTATACACAAAATGCGGCATAAAGGAGGCTTTTAATTTTGCTTTATTATTTAGGAATATGCCTTATCATTTGGCTTTCAGTAGGTTTTATTTTTGGTTTGAAATTTATCTTTATCGATAAGAAATTTACACAAGAAAACATTGAAGAACGAAGAAAAAATATGTCATTAGATGAAGATGACGATAAATACAATCTATTTGTCAAAAACAAATATACTTTCTTAGCAATGACAACACTTGCAGGATTTATTCCTTTAGTAGCTGATATTTACGGTTCTATCAAATATAGGTAATGTCGTATTTCGAATATATAACTCTCGGTTAAAACCCATCTGAGAACGGCTCATTAAATCAAAAAAATGGAGTGAGTTGGATGAACAGAACAAAGAAGTGTGTTGAATGTGGAAGCTACGTTCCACCATATCAAAATTTTTTCTGTGAGGAGTGCTGGGAGAAAGCACTTAATGAAAAACTTAAAGAAGATGAAAAGAAAAAAGGTGTGAAACATGGGGCAAAAGCATGAAAAATTTATTTTTATCCTTCCAAATGCGAAGTTGGACTACACACCTAAAGAAATTGAAACATTCGTCAGTATGTGGAACGATGGACAGCCTATAAGCGCGATCGCTGAAAAGCTTTATATCCAAAAATATGAGGTCGGATTACTGGTAATGCATTGTAATCTTGAGGGATTTATTCAACATCGTTACGGTGGATTGCGAGGAACAAAACCGCATAAGTGGATAAATCGGCATAAGGGGGTAGTCAAGTGATACCTTACATCACAAAAGGCGATCTAACTAAACTTTCACCGAAAAAACAGAAGAAAATCTGTGGATGCGTTACTCTTTGCACGGATTTTTACACATTTACAACTGATGATGAGGATTTTACATTATGTGCCGGTGATACACGACAATTAGCCTTTGAGATTTTGGAGAAACAAGGGCTAGTTACTCAAAAGTTAGCTTTCCCAACAAGCAAATGGGGATGGACCACAGATCAAGAGGAGTTTGTGAAAAAGTATCTTAAGGACAAAAACGCTTATTACAACGGCAAGATTAAATACGGAACCTATTCGCTCATTGGGGAAATGCTCGGTAAAACAAGAGATCAGGTGAAAAATAAAATTCAGCATATGCAAAAGGAAGGGAAACTATGAATCTAAAAAAAATGTTATCCATGCAGAAAGTGCTAGACGCTCGAATTATTAAAGCGAAAGGATTGGAAGGTCAGGATCTTTTTCCGAATACGATTTTAGCTTTGATTGTTGAACTAAGTGAATTCGCCAATGAAGGACGATGGTTTAAGCATTGGAGTAAAGATCAAGAGCCGAGAACTAATGTTCAATGTGATTATACTTTAGATGATGAGCCTATTTATCGAAATTTAGTTTTAGAAGAATTCGTCGATGGCGTTCATTTTTTCTTATCACTTGCCATTCAAAAAGGATGGGAAGAAGCACTTAATATTTTTGAAGAACAGCTTGATCCTGATTATTTTGAAGGTAATTTAACAGCATGGTTTTTAGAAATGGTTCACTTTTTAAACAAAGCTTATATGGAAAAATATTCAGATAAAGACATGTTTGCAGGATACCAAAGAAATGCTTATTTCTTCCGGATAGCATGGATACTGTTTTTAAATTTAGGAATCAATTGTTTTGGTTTTACTATCGAGCAGATTGAGCAAGCCTATTGTGATAAAAATGCAGTCAATCACGAACGGCAGAATGGCGGATATTGATGAATAAACGCATGCAAAAGAAGGTTGAGAAGCAACAAAAGCAACAACTATCAGCAATATTGGACAAGCTTATCACGTTAGTGAGGAGTGATAAATGTTGGCTATTAATAAAACAAAACAAAAGCGCCGATTACGGAAGGTAATCAAGCAGCGACAAAAGGATATGATTAAAAAGGCATGGCGGCAGTTATTCGTGTAGTCTGGTGTGCTTAATGAGTAGCATGCTTAAAAAGTTGAAAAAGGGGAAGGTCAAGCCTTCTCCCTTTGATCCTTTAGATAAGGAAGTATTGAGGGCATATAACCGAGGTTTTGAAATCGGAGCAAAACAGCAAAGAGAATCCGATATTAAATGTTTAATTGATTTGTTGGATAGGGTTGAGGAGATACACGGAATTGGTGAGAAAACGGCGGATAAAATCAGGGAAATGTTTTTGATTAGGTTTGGGAAATAAAAAAATCCCCGGGCGAAGTCCTCCCAGACCGTTCCCGGGGTAGCAATAATATCAAGTTGGGGACTGAAAAGGGCTAAGAAAGGTCCCCAATATGTAGACTAGCAATCTTTTAAACTTTTGTAAATATATGTAACAAATTATACAAGATTAGGAGGGTAGATTATTGCAAAACCCAACTTCTTGGTGGAGCAGTCCTCCAAACAGCATTGACCATGCAGACATCGGATATATAAAAGGTCGTTACGGAAATGTAAGAACAAAACGGCATGAGGAATTTATTAAGAAACGTTTCAAAGAGGAAATGAAACGGTTTATAGAGTATCAAGAAAACCGTTTTAAGAAAATCAGTTAGTACGCACTTTGTACCTGTAGGTGATTTTAATGGTGATTGAATATGTATGCACGAATGAAGAATGTGGCCACACGTTTCTAGACGTCGTGGTCATCACCTTCTGCAAGTGTCCAATATGTAACGCTGAGACCGAACCAATCGATTGGAACGGCTTAGAGGATGATATTACGCACCAAAGAAAGGATAAACATGAAACTATTAATTGAATTAGCAAAACCATTCGGACTAGTACTACTTGCAGCATTTATTTTATGGCTAAACAGCCAATGTCAGTAATGATTTAGGAGTGGAGTTCATGAGCAAAGTACACGTTTGGTACATGACTGTAGAGGAACGGCTTGAATACATCGAAAAGCATCCAATCAGGCCAACGGAAAAACCTCAAGGTGCTGCATTCGATAATATCTATATTGATTATAAGTGGCGAGGAAAGAAAGCTGCTCAAGCAAGAAAAAAATAAAAGCCAGGAATTCTCCCGGCCTGATAAAATTCATGACAATACATTTTATCATAAGGGAGGATTCAAAGTGAAACAATTATTTATGCTACCTGAATTAGATAGAGAGAAGACTAAAGAAGCTGTAGAGAAAGCATTAGAAAATTATAAGTTGTTTTTACTTTCTATTCCAGATGAAAAGATACCCAAAGTCACTGCAAATTACTCGTTCGAAGTTCCTCCTACATTCGGCAATGGTTTTCACTCTTCGACAGAGGACACAGCAATTGAAAAGGTAGACAAGGAAAGAGAAAGAGAGAAATACATTAACTGGGTTAGAAAAGCAGTTAATAAGCTTAATTTTAAAGAACGTGAAATGATCATTAAAAGATATTTAAGTGATGAAGAAATATATGATTATGAGATTTATAACGAAATGGGCATGTCAGAAAGGAAATTTTATAGATTTAAAGCACGTGCTTTTTATAAATTAGCCTTTGCTCTTAAGGTTGAGGTGTACTCGGTAACTGATGATGAATTTAATAAACAAATCGTGAGGGTTGAACTATGAATTTCGTGCAGCCAATAAGAGACCCTGACATGATATTTGAAATCAAACGTCATCTTAAAGTACAAAATGAACGAAATTATATGCTCTTTGTTACCGGAATCAATTCTGGTCTTAGAATATCTGACATATTGCCACTTAGGGTAGTTGATGCAAAGAAACCATATTTTAATATCGTTGAAATGAAAACAAATAAGAAAAAGCGGATAGATATGACACCGCAACTGCAGCGAGAATTCAAAAAATATATTGAAGGCAAAGAAGACCATGAATACTTATTTAAAAGCAGAGAGGGACTTAATAAACCCATTGGGAGAAGCATGGCATATAAGATATTAAGAAAAGCAGCTGAACATGTTAGCTTAGATGATATTGGAACACATACTTTAAGAAAAACATTCGGATATCACTTGTATAAACAGACTGGAGACGTAGCACTTCTCCAAAAGATTCTAAACCATTCAGATCCAGCATTCACATTAAGATACATTGGAATTGATCAGGATGCAATGAATAAAGCAATAAAAGAATTTAAAATATAGCTCACCTTTCAAATGAAGGTGAGTTTTTTATTGCTTTTATAGGACAGTTATCCATATTATAGAAATGTGTAACTCATTTTATTGAAGTGTCACAAAAATAAGTGTATCAAGGCTTTCAGCAGTTGGACGAGTTCCACACAATATAAGATATGGATAATTAAAAAATATAAATATTTAAATAAGGGAGTATTAACAATGTCAAAATCAGAGTTAATTGAAAAGTTAAAAAAGGATTTGTTAGATACAGGATTTCCACTTGAATTAAGTATTTCAAATACATTAAAAAGAAATGGATGGGGAGTAATTCATAATTCCTATTATATTGATAGAGATGACCAAAAGGGTAGAGAGATAGATTTAATTGCAAGAACCTTTCAATACAAGGAAATTGATGAAGAGAAATTCCAGGAGATAGCTTTTTCACTCATTATTGAGATAAAAAAGGCTGTTAAGAAGCCTTGGGTAATATTTACAACTGAAAAGAGGGGGCTCTTGGAAGATTTTTATCGATTAAAATATGTTTCTTCTGGTTTCAACATTGAAACATACCGTTTGAACGAAGTATTGTTTTCCAATGGACCAAAAGTTAATGAAACTCTTGGAAGGAATTTTTATGAAGGGTTTTCCGGAAATGGAGCAAGAGATGATATTTATAAAGCATTAACCGGAACAGTTAAAGCACTTGAACATTTTAAAGAGGTAAGTGTCTATAAGACTGAAGCTGCTGGGAGGTTAATGGAAATATTTGAATCATTAGTAATAATTGAAGGAAAGTTATATGAAGCTTTTCTTGATGAAGATGGGGAACTACAGGTTGAAGAGAGACAATATATTCAATCGACTTTTAATTATCTATCCCCGAATTATAATACAGGAGATGGAAATATTGTTAGTATAATTACTATTGACTATTTAAAGGATTTATTATTGGATAGAAGAAATAGACTTGAAGATATTTTTAGGGGATATCTTAAAATGTAAAAATCGGCAAAAAAGTGGCAGAAATACGGCAGAATTAAAGCAGAATGTTTTGTTTTAGACATGATATATTAGTAGTATGAAAATTTATTTATTGACAGTATTAGCGTCTACCTAAAAGGAAAGGCGCTTTTTTTATTTATTGATACTCCACAACTGGTTACGGGAGAAAACTTGGCTAATCATGATTTTAACTGTTTTAGCTTTCCCTCCTTTCGCTAAGTGACCTTGCTGCTAAGGTGTGGATCGACACGGCTTGCCATCTGCTGAAGTGAATGTAGTAAAAAATTTAAAATTCTTGCAGGAGAATTTTCCTTTTTGTAGAATGTAGTTATTAACAGTATAAGTATTCAAAATGACTGTTAATAAAATGGAATAAGAAGCATATAATCCAGTAACCAAATAAACTGTTGCATTTTAATTACAAAATATTTACTATTAAACTTGTACTTTTATGGTAAAGGAAGATTAAAATGCCACTGGTTATATTGAGATTAATTTTTATACTTGTATCTTTAATTTATTTAAGTGAAATACCATCAGCTGAAAAAGTGTTTTTTAATGCAAGATTTGCATTCAATGCCATGCTTTTTATTGATGCTATTAACCTTTTTAAGGCCAATGAAGGCTTTGAAAAATATTATGCCGCTTTTGGAATAGGAATACTGGGATTAATTACATTTATCGACTGGTTAGGTGTTATGGACATTATTGTCCTACATGCTGGTAAAATTGGACCTAGTGAAAAATTTACATTATTACATTGGGTACCTAGTATTACAGTTGATAAATATATTCAAACTTTCTCCTTTTTCACTCTTTTCTTTTCAGCAGCTGAACTAGTTTTGATTTTTTTCCGAAACAAATCTAGAAATAAAGTTGCATCAAAAGGAACGGTATTGGATACTTAGGAGGTGTTTTTATGTTATTGTTAAATCATTTGCCTTTAATGTTTAGTGCAATTGTATTGGGAGCAGCGTTTGCACTAGTAGCAAAAGTGTTGTATACACATAAAGATACAAAATTGTCTTTATTGCTTTTATTAAGTGGACTACTTATTATATTAGTTCCTTTTATGTTATTTAAGGTCATTAAAAAGCATCGAACATTGCTTTTACAGCAGGTAAATAAAAACGATAAATTAAATGAAAAGCAGAAAAAACAAGTTAAGAAAAATATTTCTTCAGATGGAAAATTGTTCACTTATGTTATTAGATTTACTTTTTATAACTATCGTGAAATTATGAATTGCCTAATTACTATAAATGGTGGACAAAAGAAAGATGAAATGAAAATAGTTGAAAATACTGAAATGAAGAGAAAAATGAATAGTGAAAATGAGTCAATAAAAGATTCTGCAGAATCCGTTTTAATGAATTTCTTAAAACCCTTAGAATCTTTCGTTAGCAAGCGTGTGGCTTTAAATAATCGAATAGCTTAACCATTTGATAGCAAGCATCCTTTCGAGGGTGCTTTTTATTTTGCCTAAGATGTTATGAAACTCGCTGATCATTTATCTAAAAAACAGTAAAGACAGTTGAATAAAATAAAGTCACTTAAGTATACAGGTGGTTTTGTTAAATCTGTGAAGCAAAATGTTGGTGGAAATGAAGACTCTCAGTATATAAGTAGGAAAGATATTGAGGAATTGATGAGAATGAACCGTAATATTTATAAGATAAATGGAGTGATTAGGAGGAAATGAGTTTTATGTTGTTATATGGAAAATAATCATTTATATTGAAAAGGGTGATTATTATGAGAAATACAAAAGAGATTAGGTTTAAGGATAGAATATTGAATCAACAATATAAATATGAAAAATTAAGGAAACATGCTTATAAAGAATTAAAAGTGTTAGAAGAGCATTTTAGTAAGAGACAAGTAGATAAAGGGAAAATATATTCCGATATACTTATACATTTACAAGCCTATCAAAAAGAAATTTCTTACAATGGACTTAGAGGTGTAACATTAGGGATACTGACTACAATCCTTGTTTATATTTTTAACACCGGAGTAATAGCCCAACTTCTTAAAATTAAAATATCAATGAATCATTGGGTAGCTGAAGCTATAGGGCTGATATTTGGAACGATAATACTAGGACTATATTTTTTATGTATGTATTTTCTTGGAGCAGGACATTTTTTTATTGAAGATATAAAAAGAAGAAAGCAAATTTATGTAAACGAATATTTGATTAAGATTGTGGAAGAGAAGATTGAGGCAATTAAAAATAATATGAAATAGAAATTTGAAGCGCCTAATTAAATGGTGCTTTTTGTTAAAAAAACGAAGGAAAATATCTCCTTTTGTAGAATTGTAAGGTGAAAGTAAGTAAATGTTGAAAACGGGAAAAAGCAAGATCTTATTTACAACAATTTATTATCAGTTCCAGGTACTGGAGATATTATTGAAGATCCAGTACCTGGAGGAAAAAATTTTAAAGTTGAATCAGTAGTACATCAAAATATATTTAATGATCCTGGAGATCACTTCATCATTGTGAATCTAGTAAAATTGTAAAAAAGGCATTCTTCGGGGTGTTTTTTCTATTGTCACAAAAGATTAACAAATATTAACAGGTTGTTCTTTTGTTTAGTCGAATACCTTCTTTAAGGGAGGAGATTCGATGAAACCAATCACATTAAAGAAAGCAAAAGAGGAGATTAAAAAGCTCCAGCATTATGTTTATTTAGTTGAGTCCTATCATGCTGATACATTAGAAAAGAGCATTATAAAAGAGTATGCAATTACTAATAGCATACAGCAGGTCAGTAATAACTTGGGCATTGATCGTGAGTTCGTTACAAAGGTAATCAAAGGCAGAGGAAAAGATGAACTTCATAAACAAATGCGATCTTTCTATATGTTAAAAACTAGATCTAGTAGACGATGACATTTAGCATCCGAATATGGGTGCTTTTTTGTTTGATAATATTGCAGGAAATTATCTCCTTTTGTCGAAATAAGTAGACGAGAGGAGGTGATCGGAATGCCATTAGAAATCAATGAAAGAAAGCAACTAAGAAGCCAATTAATGATTGAATTATATAATCATTATTTTGAAAGCGGTGGAAAATCTTTTCATACTACAAGAGAAGAACTTGTAGAAGATAGAGAAAAAGATTTAGCCTATAACTATTTAATAGAAAAAGGTTTTATTTCAGCAGATAGACAAGGTAATCTTAGACCAACGACAAATGGAATAGACTATGTTGAAAAGTAATCAATACTAAGCATCCTTTCGAGGGTGCTTTTTTATATGTTTGGGGGAACGGTCATGAATAAATGTAAGACGTGTGTCTGGGCTGATTAGCGGAGTGGTACAAAGATTTTCTGTCCGTTCCCTTCTTGTGTCAAGAAGCAACTGAGTAAGGAGCTGCTGCTGAATGGCAGAGTATAAAACGTATGAACAAAAGATGCGATTCTATAAGTCTTCCGAGTGGCAATCACTAAGGCAGCAGGCATTGGAACGTGATATCTACGAATGCCAAGAATGCAAGCGGCAAAGCGGTAAGGTAAAAACAAAACAGCGTCTCGATGTGGACCATATCAAAGATTTTGGTTCACAAATTATTATGATTAATGTGGATCAACCTGGGTGGATTAAAGAGTTAGATGGAGAGGATAGACAAGAACTTTTAGTAGTTAATAAGTACATAACTCACAGTACTAATAATTATGGACATGAAGGACTAGTTAATATTAATGACATAGTGGATAGAGCCATTGATAACAAAGGTTATTTAATTATCTTTGTAAAAAATAACGCGGTTGGATATCAAAGATAATTAAATACTTATTTAAGCATCCGAATAATTTCGGGTGTTTTTTATTTTATCTTAAAAGAGGAAATGAAAAAGTCTCTTCTGCTAGTGAAAGCAGAGGAGACAACCAATCTACCAACTATTTGAATTTGAAAATCTGCCCAATTTATTAAGAATATCTTCTGAAACAAGTTCTTGAAGATCTTTAGCAGATTTACGCTCACAAACCTCTGCAATAGCATAGTATTTTGCGAATAAAGATTCGATTTCCTCTTGACTATCAAATCCATAAGTATTCCTATGGATATTCAATAAATCAATGGCAGCGTCAAATTTATTACGTTGAATCGGGGTTGGACTAACTTTAATATTATTATCGGCCATATGTGTCACCTCCTATTATGTTAAAATTCGACAAATAACAATAAAAACCTGTATTATTTTTAAAATTTATTAAAGAAGGTGATGTTTTGGAATTATGATGCCTGAGTACAAAACAAAAGAACAGAAAGTAAAATTCTATAAATCAGATAAGTGGCAGGCTTTAAGGCAGCAAGCATTAGAACGCGACAATTATGAATGCCAGGAATGCAAACGCCAGGGAAGAGTCTATACGGATTATCATAACCCAGATAAGCACAAGCGTCTCGATGTGGATCACATCAAGGAGATTGAGACTCATCCAGAGTTAGCACTAGAGCTCGATAACCTACAAGTCCTTTGTGTTTGGCACCATAACGTGAAACACGAACGATTTGCAAAAAAGGAAAACAAATGGAATGACGAAAAATGGTGAAAAAACAAGAAATACCCCCCGCCCAATATTTTTAGCTTTTTTATCGCTATTAAGGAGCGGTCGAGGGGTCGTTTTTCCAGATTCATGATGCTGTTCTCATGAATCTATTTAATTGGAAATCATTTACAAATAGGAGGGAGGAGATCAAATGGCCAAAGTTAAGCGTGAAACTCTTAGAAAAAGAATTGAAAAAGATTTAACTTCCCAGCTTAAAGAAAAAACTATAGTCGGAAAACATTTTGAAGATCTGGTGCAAGACTATCTTTCACTATGGGATTTAAAATGCGAGCTTATAGATGACATCCAAGATATCGGGATTAAGGTTTCCGGCATGCACGGCCCAAAATCGAATCCCTCCATAAACGACTTGCATAAAACAAATGATCGAATGATTAAAATCTTAGACGCACTCGGTTTGAAAGCATCACCGATAGAAGAGCCACTGGAAAAGGAAAAGCCTGGCGCTAGTGACTTGATATGATTTCAAACAAGTATGTGGATGATTACATCCAGCTCTATGAAACAGGAAAGATAAAACTCAATAAAGAGCGGGTTCTGTTAATTAAGTATCTTAAAAAGAATGTTCTTTCCAGAGGCGATTTATATTTTGACGAAAAAATGCATGAGAATTATATAAAGTTTACAGAGAAATGGTATTTCATTATGGAACCATTTCAAAAATTTGTAACAGCATTTGTCTTTCTTTTTTACAAGAAAGATAACTCAGTTTTTTATGAACAGTTTTTAATACTAATGGCCAGGGGTGCTGGTAAGAATGGGCTTATTTCTACCTTATGTCATTTTTTTATCAGCCTGCTACATGGCATTCCAAAATACAATATTTCAATTGTGGCCAACAGCGAGCTTCAGGCAAAAACATCTTTTCGAGAAGTGTATGATTCCATCGAAGGCAAAGAAGTTTTGGAGAAGATGTTTTATCGTACAAAGGTTGAAATTCTTGGCAATGATACGAAAAGTATTTTACAGTATCACACATCTAACGCGGGCACCAAGGACGGTCTCCGAGATGGTTGTGTGATTTACGATGAAATACACCAATACGAAAACTTTGATGTGGTAAATGTATTCTCTAGTGGACTTGGTAAAGTGCCGAATGCTAGGGAATTTTTTATTGGTACTGAAGGGTATGTTCGTGAAGGCTTTTTAGACAAAATGAAAGAACGGGCAATGAACATCCTGGAAGGAAAAGACCTAGATGATCCGTTATTCCCCTTTATCTGCAAAATCGATGATCCAAAGGAAATGGATAATCCAGAAATGTGGGAAAAAGCCAATCCAATGTTCAGTGAACCACGAAGTACGTATGCAGCAGGTTTGTTTAAAAAGGTTCTTGCTCAGTTTAAGCAGCTGGCGAATAACCCAGGCAATCGCGAAGAGTTTATAACAAAACGTATGAACCTGCCGGAAGTAGACCTGGCAAAATCGGTGGCCACCTGGGACGATATCTTAGCAACTGACAGACCGGTGCCAGATTTAAAACATCGGACCTGCGTTGGCGGGCTGGACTTCGCAAGTATTAAAGACTTCGCAGCTGTGGGATTGCTCTTTAAAGTTGACGAGGAGTATATCTGGAAAACCCACTCCTTTGTCCGTAAAGGCTTCTTAGACACTGTAAAGCTAAAAGTGCCTATCAAGCAATGGGAAAAAGACGGGCTTCTCACCATTGTTGATGAACCGGTAATTGACGTGAGGCATATTGTTAACTGGTTTGTAGAAATGAGGGAGCAATACGGACTAACAAAGATTGTTGCCGATACATTCCGTTTAGACCTGGTTAAAACTGCATTAGAGGCAGAAGGCTTTGAACTAGTTTTCATTCGAAACCCAAGGGCAATCCATTCACTCTTAGCTCCAAGGGTAGAGACGATGTTTGCTAAGCATAAAATTATTTTCGGCGATAACCAACTGATGCGGTGGTACACAAATAACGTATACGTCCAGACAAAGAAAGACGGTAATAAAGAATACCTCAAGAAAGATGAATTCCGCAGGAAAACAGACGGATTCCAGGCATTTATCCACGCTTTATTCGAAGCCGATAATGTTCTGCAGGACGATGTGGACTTTTTCTTAGATGACATTGATTTTTAATGAAAGGCGGTGAGATATTTGGGATTTTTAGATCTTATTAAAAGCAGAAATAAAGAATTAGAGTACTTGATGGATTTTGATCTTATCGAGGATACTTCGAAAAAAATCCACATGAAAAAACTTGCTATCCAAATTTGTGTGGATATGATCGCCAGGACCATAAGCCAATCTGATTTTCGTGTAAAAAACGGCAAAGAAATTATCAAAGACGAATTGTATTACCGATTGAACGTCAGACCAAATCAAAATCAAACAGCCTCAACTTTTTGGCAGCAGCTTGTTCATAAGTTGATAAAAGAAAATCAGGTCCTTGTTGTAAAAACAGATACAGATGATCTGTTAATTGCTGACTCTTTTACTCGTACAGAATACGCAGTATTTGAGGATAGCTTTAGTGATGTAACGGTTAAAAATTATACTTTTAACCGGACTTATAAAATGAGCGAAGTTATTTATTTGCAATATACAAACGAGAAACTTACTACTCTACTAGATGGGCTATACACAGATTACGGAGAACTATTTGGAAGAATTGTAGAATTTCAGAAAAGGAAAAATCAGATTCGTGGTCTTGTTGATATAGAAGCCATTCACGACAAAAGCGAAGAAAGCCAAGCCAAGCTACAAAATTACATCAATAAGATTTATAAAGCATTTGCTGAAAAGTCTATTGCAATTGTTCCGCAACAAAAAGGTTTTAAGTTAGAGGAATCAAAACAACCACAACAAACTCATCCAGTGGACGAAGTAAACAAAGTAACAGATGGCTTTTTGTACCAGGTTGCAAATTCTCTTGGTATTCCCATCGCGATGTTAAAAGGTGAAATGGCGGATGTAGAAAAGCAAACAAGGAATTATATGAATTTCTGCATTGATCCATTTTTGAAAAAGATTAGAGACGAGGGCAATGCTAAATTCATAGATAAAGCCGATTTCTTAAAGGGAAAACGGATGGAAATTAAGCGTATTTCCTACAACAATATTTTTGATGTTGCGACTGCCGTTGATAAATTACGTGCTGCTGGGATATTTAACGGAAACGAATTACGCGAAGAATTGGGAGCTGATCGAGTTGATAATCCACTTATGGACGAGTACTTTATCACTAAAAACTACCAAACGGTAGAAGAAGCGCTTAAAGGAGGTGAGAAACCGTGAAGCATAAGGTAAATGTTAAAGGGGTTATTATTTCCGATGACGAAAAGTGGATTTATGATTTATTCGAAATGGATGCAACAAGCCCTAAAGATATTTCGAAATCATTGGAAGATGCAAAAGGTGCAGATCTAGAGGTAATAATTAATAGTGGTGGCGGTTCTGTTCAGGCTGGATCAGAAATCTACACAACCCTAAAAGATTATCCTGGTAATGTAGAAAGTAAGATAGTAGGATTAGCGGCATCAGCGGCAAGCGTAATTGCCATGGCTGGAAAGGTTAAAATGTCTCCAACCGCGCAAATGATGATCCATAATGCGAGTAGTCGTAATCAGGGAGATTATCGAAGCATGGATAAGGCTTCCGAAATGTTGAAAGTTGTAAACAAAACCATTGCTAACGCTTATCGAATTAAAAGTGGCATGAGCGAAGAAGAACTTTTAACACTGATGGATAATGAAACCTGGTTGACTCCTCAAGATGCTTTGGATAAAGGTTTGATTGATGAGATCATGTTTGAAGATACGCAAATTAAATTGTCTGCGAATGTGGGAATTGAAAATATGATTCCGCAAAAAGTAATTGATGGAATTCGAAATGGTTTGCTGAAAAATAATCAAACAACTGCAGGACTAGATAGTAATCAGATTATGAAACAAGCATTTGACGAATTCAAAAATGATTTCACAGCCACTGTTCAAGAATTAATTAAAAACGAATTAAAACCAAAAGAGCCAACTCCGAAGCCTGTTCAACCTAAACAGAATCTGAGTAAGCTCTTTTTAAATTTAGGAGGTAAATAAATATGACGATTAAATTTAACAATTTCGAATCGAAAAAATTAGCATTTGCGAAGGCTACACAGGAGGGAACCCCTGAGGAACAATCGGCTGCATTAAATGCTATGATTGAGGCGCTTGCAAATGATGTACAAGCTGACATTCTGAATCAAGTCAATGAATCTATCTTGGACCGTTCTATCATGCAAGCACGAGGCTCCAATGTCCTTACTAGCGAAGAAATGAAATTCTTTAATGCTGTTGTTCAAACTGGCGGTTTTAAAGATACAGAAACGCTGCCAAAGACGACACAAGAGCGTGTTTTCGATGACCTTGTGGCAGCACACCCACTATTGCAACATATCGGCCTGGAAAACTTAGGAGCCGTTACAGAATTTATCTATGGTGATCCAAGTGGCGCAGCAGTATGGGGTCCATTGTTTGGAGACATCAAAGGACAGCTTAATGCAACGTTCCGTAAAGAATCTATCATTCAACTAAAATTAACAGCATTTATTCCATTAGCAAATGACATGCTTAAGCTTGGTCCTGTGTGGGTTGAGCAATATGTTCGTACTATGATGGTCGAAGCAATGGCGGTAGGATTAGAGCGCGGATTTGTTGCTGGTACAGGTAAAGATGAGCCTATCGGTTTATTAAAAGATCCAAGCGGTAACGTAGTTGGCGGAGTGTATCCAGATAAAGCATCTGCCGGCAAATTAACATTCAAGCCGGGAGAAACAACAATTAATGAATTAACAGGTATAGTTAAACTGCTTGCAAAGAAAACGAAAGCGGACGGAAAGGATGCCGACAGACCTAAAACAATAGCAGGAAAAGTAGTTATGGTGACAAATCCGTTTGACACATTCGATATTCAAGGGAAATCGACAATTCAAAATGCTGCCGGAATTTATGTGACCAGCTTGCCATTTAATCCGATCACAAGTGAGTCAGTGTTTGTTCCACAGGGCAAGATATTATTCTTTGTCAAAGGTGAATACATCGCAGCTATGGGTGGTACAGATCCAATCAAAAAGTTTGACCAAACTTTAGCAATGGAAGATGCTACTCTTTATATCGCTAAACAATATGCTACAGGTAAACCAAAAGACAAGTATGCATCCCAAGTTTACGATTTACAATTAGGAGTGCCAGCACCTTAATTTGAAAGGAGAATAACGGTAAATGGCATACAAGGTAGTAAATGAATTTATCGATACGCATGATAACAACACACATTATCTAGTTGGTGAAGAGTATCCGAAAACAGGATCAAAGCCAACTAAAAAGCGTATCGAGGAACTATCGAAACCACATCCTGAATACAAATGCGTATTCATCGAAGAAGTGAAAGCAGAAAAGAAGGCCAAGGAGTGATGTAGATGAGCATCACTGATGAAATCTTAAAAGAATTTAAAGAGAGGATGCACTTAGGTGATTATGAAGATGAAAACCTAAGACGCATCCTTTCTGCGTCTATTAAGGCATTAAAGAAGGCTTGTGGAGATTATGATATAAACACCGATGAAGAGTTTAAAGAGCTCGTTTTTGAGCGTTCCAGGTATGTCTATAACGATGCTTTAGAGTATTTTAACGATAATTTTTTAAGCCAAATCAATAGTTTGGGAATTGCTAAAGCACTGGAGGCTGATACAGGTGCAACCATTTAAATATAAGCCGAATTTGAATTCTGGTTTATTCAGACATCGTATCAGCATCCTAAGACCTCCGGATCCTGAAAAAGATGTGGACGAAGCCGGGCAACCGTTAGATGAATGGATTCCTGTAGCTGAAACATGGGCAGACATCTTTCAATTGCGTGGTCGTGAATTGTTTTCGGCCCAACAAGTGAATGCCGAGGTTACAACACGGATTACTATCCGATACAGAACAGGGATTGACCGCACAATGAAAGCTGTTTATGAAGGGAAAGTATTTGAATTTCTTTATGTGATCGATAAAGACTACGCTAAAAAAGAACTTCAAATCATGTGCAAGGAGCGGCAATAATGGCTAGACAGATGCGATTAAATAACCGTATGCGCGTCAGGGTAGAAGGTATTGATGATATAGTCAGAGCTCTCCAGCGGGCAGATGAGGAATTAAAAAAGGAACTTCATGATTTAATATCAGAGTGCGCTGAAATCGTTTTTCGTGAAGCTGATGCACGAGTACCCATTAAGTCTAGTAAGTCAAGGAATACTTTACGAATCGAAATAGGAGAGGGCAAGAGAGGTTATTACGCTAATGTCGTTGTCGGGAACGGTACCGGTAAAGCAGATCCATACTACATCACTTTTTACGAGCTTGGCACGTCACGACAACCACCTAGACCGTTTATGCGCCCATCTCTCGATAAGAGTAAGTCGAAAATAAGAACACGGCTTATAGAAGGCTTAAGAGCAGCTATTGAAAGGCAAGGAAGGTGATAGCTTGCTAGAGACAGATTTAGTTAATTATCTTAAAACCTATCAGCCATTAAATGATTTAATTGCAGGAAGAATTTATCCAGGTGTCCTTCCGGAGAATGGCACAAAGCCAGCGGTTGCGTATAACGAAGTTTCGGCACCTGGACATCATGATATAGATGTATCATTCCCTCGTTTTCAATTCTCTTGTTTTTCTCCTAAATATATAGAGGCAAAGCAAGTCAGAAAAGAAATTGAAAATGCTTTAAAAAGATTCAGGGGTATGATGGGTAACACACGAGTGATTCAAGGTGTTGTCGCAGGTAAATACGAATTATATGAAAATGATACAAAACTTCACAACGCTATAATTGATATAAAAATTATTTATTGGGAGTGAATTAAATGAGTAGAAACATGACGTCCGTGCAACAAAGAAACACGATTCGTTTCGGTTCTGCAAAATTTGAAGTCGGTGAAAGCATAGATAAATTAGTCGATCTCGGAGCTATGCGCGGCGTACAATTTGAAGAGTCGTGGAAAGAGATGCAGGTTAAATCAGACAATGCTGGCATCATTGTTGCGGGAATCGCCGAACACCAAGCAAAGATATCTGGTGATTTAATGGAAATCAATCTGAAAACATTAGCACTTATCAGAGGTGGTATTGATAAGTTAGAAGCAGTACCGGCCGCAGAAGGCAAAAAAGCAGCAGTTAAGTTATTAACAGGTGGACTTAGCACATTTAAGCCTCGAGTTGCTAGAATCACTAACTTAAATGAAGCTGGCGAAGAATTCCGTATTACAATTTTCAAAGCAAACTCAGCAGCAGGTTTAAGTATTAAATTTCCGGAAGCTGACGCAGAAGATCCTGCAATGACACCTATCGAAATGACAGGTACACCAGATACATCAAAAGTTGTCGGCGAACAGCTATTTGAAATCTATGACGAGCAAGGCGTTGTACCAATCGTTTAAGCACTTCTTTTCATGGAAGTGCTTTTTTATTTATGAAAGGGTGAAAAATAATGGCTCAAGAAATTCTTGACTTAGATAAATTGATTCCTGAACAGCGTATTATTCGACTGGCGGGGAAAGAAATTGATGTTTCCAAAATTCCCTCTCGTGTTACTTTAGAAATCGCTGAGAAGTCAGATGTCTTAAAATCAGGATCAAATGAAAGTTTCCCACTACTTCTAGATATGATTGTGAAAATCTGTAAGCCGTCACAGCCTGACATTAACAGTGACTGGCTAATTGATCATACAAGTCTAGATCAATTGTTATCAATGATTGAGTTTATCTTAAAACCGATTCAGGACAGGGCCAAAGGAAACGGAAAAAACGAGGAAAGCCCAAGCCAATAGAGCTTGGGCGTATTTTTGCTAGAGTAGGAAGCATGTTTGCATGGGCAACACCAGAATACATGTTGGACCGTATGAGTTTAGATCAAATTTTTATGTATTACGATTACGGTCTTGAACAAAAAGAAATAGAATCAAACATTTTGGTCAACCGTATTGCGGTCGGCTTATTTGGCGTTGAGGACAAACAAAAAACGCAAAAAAAAGACTAAAACAACACGCCTGACAAAGAGGCTTTTTATAAACAGTATGGCGATAAAATCAAGCGTCCCGAGAAGGGAGGTAGAGCATGAGCCTGTTAGGAAACTTGACCGTTGGGATTTTAGGTAATATGAACGGTTTATCAGATACTTTTACAGATGCACAAAGACAATTACGTGATTTTGGACGCAATATGGAAAACATAGGAGGCAACCTTTCAAAAGCCGGTGAATCAATTACTAAAATTGCCGGGCCAGCTTTTGCTGCATTAGGTGGAGCTATTGGATTTACTGCAAAAAAGGCTATGGATTTTGAGTCTCAAATGTCTTCCGTTAAATCTGTAATGTCACCAGATGAAGTAATGAAATTCAGTAGAGCACTTGAGGAATTGGCCTTAAAAATGGGAGCAGAAACGAAATACTCCTCACTTGAGGCTGCACAGGGTATTGAGGAGTTAATTAAAGCTGGTGTAAGCCTTGACGATATCATCAATGGTGGTCTTAAGGGTACATTATCATTGGCTGTTGCTGGTGAACTTGAACTAGCAGACGCAGCTGAAATTGCGTCAACTGCATTGAATGCATTTAAAAATGACAATATATCTGTCTCAAGAGCGGCGGATTTGCTGGCTGGTGCAGCTAATGCATCAGCAACATCTGTATCTGAAATGAAATTCAGTTTAGCGATGGTTTCTGCTGTTGCAAGCGGTGTGGGATTATCATTTGAGGATACAACCACGGCATTAGCTACTTTTGCTCAGAACGGTTTAAAAGGATCGGATGCAGGAACATCTTTAAAAACCATGCTGTTGAGATTATCTCCGACAACGAAGGAAGCGGCAGCAGCATTTGAACAATTGGGATTGTCCACATACAATACGTCAGCTGGTTATAAATACTTAGTTGATAAAGGTATAACGCCAGCATCAAGAAGCGTTGAAGATATTCAAAAAGGGTTGGAAAAATTAACTAAGGAAGAGTTAGGATCTGCAGCAAGTAAAAAGGATCTTAAGGAACGATATAAAGAAAACTTAAATGCATCGGGTCTTATGTCCAGTGCTTTTTATGATGAATCTGGATCGTTAAAATCAATGGCTCAGATTGCCGAAATACTTAAAACATCCATGGCAGGGCTTAATGATGAACAACGTCAAAATTACTTAAATACAATGTTTGGGACAGATGCAATCAGGGCAGCAAATATCTTATTTAAAGAAGGCGCTAACGGTATCACTAGCATGGCTGATGCTATGAATAAGATTTCAGCAGATGATGTAGCAGCAACAAAACTTGATAATGTTAAAGGACGAATTGAAATCCTAAAAGGAACAATCGAAACCGCAGCTATAGCCATCGGAAAATCATTTTTACCGATAATTGATAAAGTGGTCGGAGCCATTCAAAAAATGGTGAATTGGTTTAATAATCTATCACCAGAAATGGCTGATTTAATTGCCAAAGTACTATTGGTATCTGCCGCAATCACGGGGCTTGCTACAGCGTTTGGCATAGTACTAATTGTTGTTGGTGGTGTTATATCGAGCGTTGGTACAATCGCAACAGCATTTGCATCACTTAGCGCTTCTATAGCTGCAGCAGGTGGAATTATGGCTATAATCACGGGACCAATTGGCTTAACAATAGCTGCAATTGTAGCATTAGGAGCCGCATTAATCGCCCTTTGGAATAACAGTGAAACATTCCGAAATTCAGTGACCACTATCTTTAATAATATTAAAAATGTTGCAGTACAAGCTTTCGGAATCATTGCTAGTTTCATAGGTGAAAAAATTGCTCAAATAAAGCAATTTTGGGATGAAAACGGAACTCTATTTTTGCAAGCTGTAGAGAATGTTTTTAACGGCATAATGGCTGTCGTAAACTTCGTTATGCCCGCGATTAAATTCATCATCGAAATGGTTTGGACAGCCATTAAACAGGTAATCGGTGGTGCTTTAGAAATCATCATGGGCTTGATGAAAGTGTTTGCTGGCTTATTTACAGGCGATTTCGGTAAAATGTGGGAGGGCATTAAGCAGATATTTTTTGGAGCAATAGACTTTATTATCGGCATGATGACACTCTCATTTGTTGGAGGTCTTAAGAATTTATTATTTGATTTAGTGAAATCTGGATTGGGCCTTGTAAAAGGTATGGCGGATGGAATAGTAAATTTCTTTAGCAACTTTTCAACAATCGGGCAAAATCTTGCAAAAGGTTTTGTAGACGGAGTAGTTAATTTCTTCCGAAACCTGGTAGACTCGGTAATTACACTATTTGATTTATTCAGAGCCCGTGGAGCATCAAGTTGGGAGGCATTTAAAGGTGTTTTATTGTCAATTCTAAACTCTTTAAAAGCCGGAATAACAGCTATTTGGGACTTTATAGTTAGCTTCTTAACTAATGGAGCATCTATGATATGGAACGGTGTAACAGCTGCGTTCAGAGGTATGCTAAACGGTATCAGCTCTATTTTTGGATCAGTAAGAGGCACCATAGAAAATATTTGGGGCGGAGTAATGGGCTTTTTCCGTGGAATTGACCTATTCCAGATAGGAAAAAACATCATACAAGGTCTAATAAATGGATTAGGTTCGATGACATCAGCTGTGTGGGAAAAGGCTAAATCCATCGCTAATGGCATTGGAAATTCAATTAAAAACGCCCTTGGTATCCATTCTCCTTCACGTCTGGCAATCCAGTTAATGGAGTTTTTCGGAGACGGTATGGTAATAGGGATGGACAACTCAGTTTCCGATATAATGGGCGCGGCTAGTAATCTAGCAAATGCTGCTATACCAGATTTTCCACAAATTAATACAGGTTTAAATATTGGTGGTAGAGGAAATGATAAAGGACCTCTTGTAGATGCTTCTCCATTTTCAATAACAATCAATCCTGCACCGGTTATAATGGACGGCCAACAAATTGCAGAAGTGCAGTTTAATCACATAGATAATATGCAAGCTGCAAAATTTAATCAGAATTTACGTTTAAATGGGGTGAGGAGATGATCTTTGTTTACGATGATTCTGGAAATAAAATTGATTATGGACAATACGGTTTAACTTGCTACAGTTTTATCCCAGAATCACTTTCACCCCGATTTTCAAGTGAAGAAATAGAAAATGTTGATGGTTCAATCCTTCTTGGAACAACAATAAATGCTAGAAAACTATATGTTGAGTTTTTATTTAATGCAAAAGATCATATTGATTATCAGCTTTTAAGGGATGAAATTTTTAAGTTTTTCAATCCTAAAAAGGATTTATACATTATTGATACACGTTTGCCAGGTAAACGATGGAAAGCAAGAAACTCAACGACTTTTAAGCCTGAGTATCTCACTCCTACAGTTGGAGGATTTGGTTTAGAATTCATTGCTTTTGGTGTATATGCTGAATCAATCGGATCTTCACTCGACCCAAAAACATTTGACGTTGAAAAATGGCAGATTGGCCAAGGGCTAACAGATGATAATAATAAATACATTCATTCAACCAATTCATTTTCCATATTCAATGCAGGTGAAATTGCTATTAATCCACGAAAGCGCCCAGTAGTTATTACCTTTAAGGGTGCATCTACTAATCTACAAATTAAAAATAAAACAACAGGAGATACGTGGACTTATACGGGATCATCAAATCCAAGTGACGTAATCAAACTAGACGGAATTCGTTCAACAAAAAATGGATTGAGTATTTTCAGAGATACAAACCACAAATTAATAACGCTGGCTACAGGAAATAACGATTTTCAATTAACCGGAACAAGCGGGAGCTTCGAAATCTCATTCGACTTTCGCTTTTATTATGTATAAGGTAGGAGCGGTGCATTAATGGGGAAATATAGAGTATTTGGATCATTATTTGACCGCATATTCCGTAACGATTTAAACGCAAATTTTGATGATATTGATAAGGATATTACAGATATTATGAAGCGATTAACTGCACTTGAACAAGGTGGAAATGTCGTGCCAGTTGTGCCAGCGGACGTAACAGGTTTAGCGGTTAGCAACCTTTCTTTTACTACCTTAACCCTTACTTGGTCAGCAAGCATGGGGGCTACTTCATATGATATTTACAAAAATGGAGTTCTTTTAACCAATGTGTCAGCGCCGACTTTCAACGTGACATCTTTAACATCAAATACACTATACACGTTTAAAGTCGTAGCAAAAAATAGCGTTGGATCGGCACCGGGAACGGGTTCGGGAGCTTCGATTAGTACCACTACGCTAGGGTCATCGCAGGCAGCACCTAATCCTGTTACTAATTTACAAGTCGGAACGGTCACATCTAACTCCATTTCGGTTACGTGGACAGCGCCGAGCGGTGGAACAGCGGTAGCAAACTATGAAGTGGCTTATTCATCCGATGGAGGTTCGACTTATACGGTGGCAAGCTCGGCAGTCAATCCTGGTTCCACTTCTTACACGGTAAATGGATTGAATCCAAGCAAAGCTTATATTGTGCGTGTGGTTGCCCTTGACGCATCTTCAAACCGTTCATCAGCCGTGACGGTCAATGCGACAACCTCTTCGATTGGCCTACCGAATGATGTAACAAATTTAAACGTCACAAATATAACACAAACTAGTTTAACCCTTAATTGGACTGCATCTAATGGGACAAGTTATGACATTTATAAAGATGGAGTTAAAATTGGAAATACAACACAAACTTCATATAACGTAACAGGTTTGTCATCCGGTATTCAATACACATTTAAAGTAAAGGCAATAAATGCAAGTGGAGAATCCGCAGGGGTAACTGTTACGGCAAGAACGACAGGAAACATCACTATTGCTGATATGAAATTACCATTTGTTGTTGCTCATGGTGGCGGAGAAAGAATCTATCCTGAGCACACATTATATGCTTATCAGAATGTATTCAATGATGGATGTAAGTATATTGAACAGGATGTCCAAATACTCGGTGATGGAACTGTGGCATGTATTCATGACAATACTGTTGATGTGGTAACAACTGGTTCTGGACCAGTTACAAGTTTTAATGAGACTACATTTAGACAATTAATATTTGATAATAATAAATTCTTTCCAACAGCGCCTGGCTATCCAGTTGTAAATATGTCTACTTTAGAAGATGTTTTTAAAACATTTAATGCGTCAATTTTGTACGTTATAGAAATCAAATCTAATTCAGATGTTGACAATATTTTAGCATTAGCAAACAAATACCAATTACAAGACAATATTGTTTGGCAAACGATGGTTCCTACTGCAATGGAATATGCAATACAAAAAGGTGCTAAGATGACAATGGTTGGTTGTGATCCAGGCACACTTGATCTTAATTATTTAAAATCAATAGGTGTTAAGTATACTGGATATAATACGAATCAATTAACTGATGAATTAATTGGTCAAATGAAATCAATGGGCTTTGGAGTTGCTACATTTACACTGAATGGAAATCTACCTAAATCACAAACTGACCGACAAGCATGGAAAGGTTGGTTAGATCGAGGTGTTGATTTTACTTTTTCTGACGAGCCTGTTTATTTGAGTGGAAACGATTCTCATGTAAAATTAAAAGACACATTTGATACTCAAAGATGGTATCACGGCATGATTCCGTTCTATTATGATAAATCTCCTACTGTCCCGTATTATCGTGGGAAATTTTCAGGCGGGAATAAGTGGGGTTTACGGACTGTTGACTATCTAGGAACAATGTTTGTTCATCAAGGTTGGGGAAGTCCAGTTCAAGCAGGTAACTACAAAATTAAATTTGACCTGACCTATCCAGCAGCTCCACCGAGCGATACAGGCGCATGGGGAACTATCGTATTTGAATCTCCTATTGATAATTTTAACAATGTAAATCCAACATCATTTGGTTATCAGTGTGCATTACGTTGGAATGGTCAATTGATGCTTTGGTTGAAAAATGGTACTTCTACAACCGTATTGGGAAGTGTTTCAACGCCTCAAATGGTTGCAGGTCAGAAAGCAACAATCGAGATAGAAGTCACACCAACTGCCATTTATGCAAGACGATTAGACACAACTCCAACATACGAAACTACAGCTAATGATGTAACACACAGGGGATCACATTATTTCTTCTTTGGATCATATGAAATAGATGCTGATTTTAGCAATGCAACAATAACCCATACTGATGCAGTGATACCAATTGATGTTACTGGTTTAAATTCTACAAAAGTACAAGCAACAGGATTAACATTAAACTGGACAAAATCAGCAAATGCAGGTTCCTATGATGTATACCAAGATGGGGCAAAAATAGGAAGCACCACAGAAAGTATATTTTATGTTCGTGGATTAAAACCATCAACGAATTACAATTTCAAAGTTATAGCAAAGAATAGTAAAGGCTCATCTGCAGGATCAGGAAGTGGAGCAAATGGCACATTAAGTACCTCTCCGAAAGAAGTAGCAAATCCATTGGCTAATGGTATTGGATCAACAACTTTAACGTTAAAATGGGATGCGTCAACAGGGGCAACTAGTTATGATGTTTACAATGGTTCAACACTACTAGGGAATGTAACATCACCTACGTACAATGTTACGGGATTGACTGCTAATACATCTTATAAGTTCTATATTTATTCAAAAAATGCAGCCGGAAAGTCATTTGGTGTTCCGGTTACTGTCACGACCACATCTTAACGCCTTTGGACTATAAGATGCATATAGGATAACTTTGGTATACTTATATATATATAAAAGGAGGTATATCAAATGATTGAAATTATTATTGACCATTCTTATGAAGATGATTATTTTATGATTTCTAACATTGATGTGAAAATTAAAGATGTAGCAGAAAAAGAAAGAGTAGAAAAACTGGTTAAGCAGTCTGGGTTAGAAGGACAGTTAGTAACCCCTGATAGAGATCTAATTGAACGAATAGCTAAGATATTAGACGTAAGGGAAGAATTGATTGATATTGATACAAATGAAATAGATTTAATGTAGAATTGGACCATAAGACGAAGTAAGAGCTCAAAAAAATGAGCTCTTTTTTATTTGAAAGAAAGGCGGTGAAAACTTGCTCATTATTACAGATATCGTAGGAAATACGGAAGCCCTAATAGGCTATAAAGGATTGAAACGATTTAGGAGTGTCAGCGGTGAAAAAACCCTGGCATTTTTAATTTTCCCGACAGAGCAAAATGCACATTCATTTGATATGGTCCAAGAGGAATCAATTATTGAATTTAAAGGCGAAACATATCGAATCAAACAAATGAATGAGAAGAACAAGGGTCAAACTTTTCACAAAGAAGTCGTAGCCATCCACACTTTTTTTGATTTAATTGATGAGCATCAATATGATACACATAACGGATCTATGACATTTGATGCGGCACTCCAATTTGTATTTGCTGGTACAGGATATACATGGGCTGTTTTAGATACTTTTTACGCTGAGAGTTTTGAGAACTTTGGAAATGACAATCGGCTTTCTTTATTTCAAAAAGTTTTAAAAAGGTACGGTGCTGAGTTTACGATTAACGGTACTTTTTTAACATTAAAAAGAAAAATCGGCAACGCAACAGACTTCCAATTTCGTTACAGCTACAATGTTAAGACAATTAATCGATCTGTAGATACCAATAACCTATCTACTTATATAAAAGGTTTTGGGAAACAAAACGAGGACGGTAGTTATGTTGTCAAGTCTGAATACACCAGTCCAAACGCTGCTATATTCGGCATTAGACATGCCAAGCCCGTTTATGATGAGCGTTATACAACGCTTGAAGGTTTAAATGAGCGCTTAGTAGCGGAATTAATAGACACTCCAGAAGTCTCGATTACCCTTGATTTTGCCGACCTTAGAATGGTTGGTTTTCCTTATGATGTCCCTGGTGAGGGTGACGATGTTTTCTTAATCTATGAGCCTATGAATCTTGATTTAGAAACGCGGATCATTGACATCACAGAGGCATTTTCGGAGTTTAGTGATTATCCGGTAAAAACTGATGTTACACTTGCCAACTTTCGTAACAATATGACTGACCAATTCGTAGAGTTTAGCCGTACCCAGAAAACTGTAACTGAAATCATAGAAGGTAATAGAAAGTTACCTTACAGGGTGCTTGATGATGCGGTTAAGAGAGCAACAGAGGCATTGCAGAGTGCCCAAACTGAAGTAGAGTTTAATAATGGCTTTATACTGAGATCAAAGGAAAACCCAAATTATCTTGTATTGGTGAATAGCGCAGGCATAGGAGTAAGTTTAGATGGTGGGAAAACATTCAGAACTGCCATGACTGCAGAGGGGTTTGTTGCGGACCTGATAACGTCAGGTACTATGCTTTTTGACCGATTGTATGGTGGGACTGCAGTATTAGGTGGTCCGAATAGCGGGAATGGGTCGATGATCGTACAGGACGCGACTGGAGCAATACACACTACGATCGACGGCAATGGCGTAAATACGAATAAGGTAACTATCAGGAGGCCTGATGGATTCCATTTAATTAACAATGGAATGGCGAACTTTGACTTTGGTGTAATGACACATGACCCTCCTTTCATGTATAACACTTTTATGTCTGGTTACTGGTATGGGACAAAAAGTCCTGATTGGGCTACATGCAATTACTATACGTTTAGACATGCCGCAAGATACTTGAAATTTGGAATGTCTGTTGCTATGGAGGCAGGTAGTGGCCAAGTGTCGATACATGATACTAGCGGAAAGATTTTATGGTATCTTCACCATTCTTATACACTCAGCAATGAATATTATTTAGAAGCTACAATTGATTTAGGCGTACCAACAGGAGCAATGAAAAACGTATTCCTTAGAATATCGACTGATGATGGTAAATACGGTTCATACGTGAGGGTGCTAAGTAGATGGTTGGAGGGGTGATAACTTGTTTATTTATGTAAATGTAGATGTGGAAGGAAATATCACAAATGCTATAGCAGGAGAGAGAATCATACCCGATAAGGAGTATGATTTTTTCTTTTTAAGGGATGAGATAACAGCATCAAATATTATGAAATTTAAAGTAGTTTTGAACGGTTTTAAAGCCGATCTTGTCTTGAAAGAAGGTGAGGAAATTGGGGGAGGAGAAATACCACAACCAAATCCGCCTACTCTAGAAAGTTTGGCGGAAGAAAGCAAAATGAATTCAATGGCTATTATGGAATTAGCAGAAATAATATTAGGAGGAATTTAAATGTCAGCATTAGCGATGTTATATGCAACTTATATCGTCAAGGGAGATAAGCAATATAAAGATGTACCGGAGTTATTAAAGCCACAGGTTAAGCAAATATTAGAAGATCAAGGATTGGGATATTTAACTCAATAAAATATGTGTAATCAAGAGGGGCTTAATAGCTCCTCTTTTAATTTTGATTCCAGGAGAGTGAGTTATGTTTAGTAATGTAAATGATGTTTTTCAAAAAATGGTAGCAAATAAAAGCCTTATGTTAGGGTCAATTACCGGTGTGATTGGGGCTTTCTTTGATGCAGTGTTTCAGGCTAAAGGGTTTATATTGATGCATGTGTATATTGCTTCAGCATTAGCGATCATCGTTTTTCTTGATTACCTTGTGGGAGTTAGAGTGGCCAAGAAAAATGACAAATACCAAAGTAACATCGGAATTGACGCTGTAATCAGAGATGGGATTATCTTTCTTATCGTGGTTGTTGGATGGATATTTGATCAGTTGTTAGGTACCGGTGCTTTTGTTTTTGCTGTTTTAGCGTTTGCTTTTATTTATCATAACTTACAATCATTTGCTGCGAATCTTTATGTGCTTGGATGGGACAAATATTTTCCGATGTGGCTGTTTAAAATACTAGAGTCTGAGATTAATGCAAAAATAAAAAAATATAACAAAGGAGAGGATAATTAATGAAAATCATGCTTGATGCAGGTCACGCTGGTTTCGGGGTCACACCTGGTAAACGTGTACCCGATGGATCCATGTACGAGTGGGATTTTAACGCTGCTGTTGTCAAATACATGATGGAAATGCTATCAAACTATGAGGACGTTCAGGTTTATAGAGCAGATGATCCAACAGGAAAAACGGATGTACCTTTACAAGTCCGTACCGATAAAGCTAATCAATTAAAAGTTGACTTGTTTTTCTCTAACCATGCCAATGCTGATGGAGATACTTGGAGCGTTGCAAATGGTGTTGAAACTTACGTCTGGATCAGAAACAACGAATTGTCTCTTAAACTAGCAAGAGTGGTACAAGCTAATCTTGTCAAAGCAACTGGATTAAGGGATAGAGGTGTGAAAACGGCAGATTTCCACGTTTTACGAGAAACCACCATGACAGCTGTACTTGTAGAACACGCCTTTATGTCAAACAGAGCTGAAGCTGAAAAGCTTAAATCTGATGAATTCAGGAGACTTTGTGCTTCATCTAATGTGGAATCTATCGTAAGTGTGTACGGACTAAAGAAAAAATCAAGAAATATCTTTTTTTACACAGGCGGCTATGCTGGTAATGACTTAGTTAAAGTTCTTGATTTGTGTTGTTCTTGGGGTTGGTGGTTTGATCCAACCAGAAAAGATGATGGTACTTTAATGTTTAAGATTGGTGGATTTGCGGAAGGTTCAGAAGCATCCAGAACTATGGAAAATTTCCTTAAATCAAATGGTTATTGGTATCAAATTCAGTAATAATATAAGCCCCTTCTCAATCAGAGGGGCTTAATCTTTCATTTAATTAATATTCAGTGTTTTATAAATAAGCCATAAAGTATCATAACAATTATAATTAGTGTCATTATTCCTTTTGCTATATCCCTATGTTTTTGTAAAAACTTCCCGAATATTAATAGAGGAATAATAACAATTACAAATAACACAAGCGTATTAAAATCATCATGAGTCCAATGTCCATAACCTAGATACATGATTAATCTCCTAATAGAATTTAAATAAATCCATCTTTCTCTAAATTTTTAAATTCACTAGATTTCTTTCATTTTTATACAAGATTATCATCTTGTAACATTTCATCATAAATACGGACAATTAATTTAAAGAATCCATTATTTACACCAAAATACTTAAAGAATTTTAGCTTAATTTCTTTGATTTCTTCTTCATCGTCAAACCAAATAGACATACGACCACCAAGATACTCACCAATTTCTTGCTCTATAAATTTTTGCTCCTCAACAGAAAATCCTTTTGGATATTCGTCAAAATTAATCAACCAACTATATAACAATTCAGTATTATTAGGTATATTTTCTTCTAGAGTAAAATCATAATCTCTTTCATCAATATTTATATATCTATCTAAATCATTTAAAATTATTTCTAATATAATATATGTGCTTACTTTGCCAATACCGAAATTCATTTTTTTCTCTCCTTAATTTAAAGCGATTCTTTTATTTATTAAATTTTCCACTGTTCACTTCTTCAAGAATCTTATAATATACATTTGCTACTGTTTCATAGTGCTTTTGAGATTCTTCCACTTTACCATCTCTAAATTTATCTGCTTCACCTTGATGATAATTAAACATATCCAATAAATGAACAATTAATTTTTCTTTATTCATTATTTCTTCTCCTTGTCTATTGAAAGATTGCCTCCCATTAAAGCCCATTTTTAATAATCTTTTCTTCGCTTTTAACTGAGCATCTTGTAAACTTTTTCCCTTTTCGATAACCGCTCTGTTTTCGGATTTAGCTAAAACTTTTACACGTTGATTTTCTAAATAGTAAACACGATAAAAGATACCGTTTTCTTCGAATGAGTAATCTTCAATCATTTTCATTTTGTTCACAACCTTTCTGATACTGGATAAATTCACCAGTTATTCGAGAAGTCCTTGTGAAAGTTATGTGAATAAAAAGCCTAAACAAAAATGCCTGAACAAAAGGACCCTTTTTCATAATAATTGTTTCCGTTTTGAGGTGCTTTTCTGAAATTAAAAGCTGAAATGTCAAACTTTTTGACGTAACCATTGGTATTTAAAAACGCAGAAACTCGCCGTAATATTGGCGAGTTTTCTTCATTGTGGCGATCAGGTTCCTTGTTCAATTAAAGCACCTTTTAGCCGTTGTTTTAATTCTAATTCTTGGGTTTTATCCCCTCTACTTTTTACTACACCAAAAGTTTAAATTTTGTTAAACATATTATTTAGACATTGAATATAAGGACGCAATTACATTCTTTGTAAAACTGTTTCCTAAAACATCCTCTAATAATTGATGGAACTCATCTTCATTATTAATCGATAGAGTAGTACTAATATTTAGGGCCTCTGAGATATTTTCATCTAATTCAACAATCAGTGGGAAAAATGTAATATTATAAAATAAGGTAAATAATTCAAATACATACTTTTCCATCATCTTACTTCTTATTGAAAATATTGTAGCAAATTGTTTATTTGGTTCTCCTATAAGAGGTATTGGTTCTCTATTTTTTAAATCAGCAAAAATTAAATTATTAGTTGCATTAAGTAAATAACCTGATTGTTCTTTCAGAATGTCTAAAGGATTTCGTTTTTCTTCTAATTCAGATAAATCTCCCCAAAAGTTTTTACCCATTTATAATGTCTCCTTTAATTTGAAATATAAGGGTAAATGATCGCTTACTAATATTTTATTTTCTTCAATTAAATCTTTACCCTTAATCTTTGTTTTAATTTCAATATTATCAACAACATCCATTAAACAAGGTCTATATAAAACTTGGTCAAATATATTCCAATATAGTCCATATGTATGCGTTGGGGTTGTATAGTATGTACCTGGAACTCCATTATTTCCTCCAAAGTATTTCCACATTGGATTATAAAACATCTTATATACTTCTTCATCCACTGTACGCTTATTTTTTTTTGCTTCATGAACAGTCGGGAAAGCGTGAAAACTCCCACCTTGTAGCATACCTTTTTCAAAAGGATTCATATTAAAATCTCCAGCTAATAAAGTATAGTCTGATTTATTTTCACTTTCCTTAGCCTCAATCATATTGATCATCCTTCCCACTTTAGAAGTATAATCATTTTCATCTTTCATGGATTTACTGAAAATGTGAGTAAATCCAAACATAATCTTTCCAACATTTGAATGCTGAATTCTAAATAAAAGGTAGTGTCTTTTATCTACAATTCTTTCAATTGAACCTGGTGGAAATGTTGTTAAAACTGTAATTCTACTTCCTAAATTTTCCAATTCATAAATATCATATTTTTTGCTAATAAACATTCTTTTCAAATCATCCATATCATCTTCATATTCAGCCAATGCTAATATATCAATTTGATTTTCTAATACTATATCCACAATGTAACTATTTAGTTTGTCTAAATTAACGTTCCAAAATAAACAATTCATAAGTTCACCTAAAGTTTGTTAATCTTCTATTTATTGTATTATTTCTTACCTTAAAATTAAAGTGATTTCGTAACTTAAAGGTATCTCCATCATTCACCATGTACTGTAGGGTTTGGGAAATAACTAAGGCAATATCACCAGCTTCTAAAATAATCATTTCTCGCTGAGTTTGTACAAGAGTGTCATGGAAGTATTTTGAAATTGCTATAAATGCTTTTTTAATTTCCTCTTTACCTCGATTAATCCAATCTACTCAAATGCTAAAAAGGTAAATCTTCACTTTCAGCAAATTTTTTCCTTAATTCCTGTTCTTCTAAATCCTTAACCAAATCAGTTATATCTTCTCCGTCAGAAGTGACTTTTTCTAACTTAGCATGGTAAGACGATTCTTTTTGAATCTGCTTCCAATATTCTAAAGCTATTTGTTCTGGTTTTCTACCGCGCAATGGAAATGATCCACTCTGTAGCATCTTTCCTCCAGTGCCTAAGTAATGTATGTTTATTACAGCGTTCATGATTTTTACTCTCCAAAATTTATTGTAATTCTTTTTTCAACGCTGGATGCATCCAATATTGGTCAGCAATTTTTTCAAAATTATTATAGTCGAAGTTTTTCCATTCGATTTTATCAAATGTTTCTTTTTTTAGCTGTATCTTTATTACATTTTCGTCTGTTTCTTTTCCATATGTATCGACTAAAGGAAATTTCCAAAAAAGAGTTGCTTCTGACACCTCTTTATTTTTAAATATCTCCTTAAAAGCATCGCTACTCTTCATTAGCATTCCTTTGACAGTCATTTTAGAAGACAAGTTTTCATCGCCTGCTAATGTAAGCAGCACAATTTTATCGTTTGGTTCATCTGTGCCGAGATTATCATTTACCTGTAATTCCACAATTCTCTTCTTCTTCATGTTTGTGTCTTTACCGAGTTTCTTATTAATATCTTGCGTTACTTTTTCATCCAACGTTAATTCCTTTTTTGGTTCCTCTTTCGGTTTAGCAGCTGTTTGAGTTGCCTTTTTATCTTCTTTTGATTCGACTGGCTTCCCGTTTTCATTCTGACCGCACCCATTTAACAATACAGCAATTAATAAAACAAACAAAACCCTTTTCAATTTTCTTCCTCCGCTTCAAAAATATCATCCACTTTCACATTCAAAATGTTTGCTAATTTAAAAGCCTTTTCGATTGGAGGGGATGAGCGACCACTAATCCAATTTGAAAGTTGTGTTGGTGAGATTTCTAATTCTTTTGCTATGTATTTTTTCTTATATCCAGCTGCATCAATTAATTCTCCAATTCGATTTTTCATCCGCAAACACCTCTATATGTATATTCTAACAAACATTGTAAATTCCTTTGTAAATTTAATTTCGAGAAAAATCAAAATCAAATTTAAAGGACAGGCAATATATAGGCAAGTGCCTAATACACTGTATCAGACAGTGACAAAGGAGGGCAGATAAATGGACCCGATTACTTTTGGTATGGTGGCAATTGGAGTAGCTGGCGGTAGTTTGTGTTTAGTAACTATCATGGAGCATTTAGGAATTAGTATCAATGAGACTGCTATAAAGCTAGCTTTAGAGACAACAAAATTTGGCGGGATACTTTATCTATTGCAGCATTTAAGTAAGCTTTTCTTTTAAAATGTGGAGCAGCCTTCACCGATGGATACGGAGTAGACAGCGGGGAAGGAAGAATACGATAAGTATTCTTAGTTTCTCGGGAAGTGACATTTAAAAACCTTTTAGAACGGTTGATGTAATAATAAGTGACCATGACAAGGACCAGGATAGAAAATGCCAAAGAGACTGACCAATACAAAGAAGGAGGCACTGACATGTTGGAATGGTTTATACCGCCTGTCCTATTCGGAGCTGCAGCGCTTGTACCAAATAAACGCTTGGCAAACTGGGAGCTGACTAATAAACACTTGTACCATCACTCCTGGATCATACCGATCGGTAAAAAGCGCAACGTCATGTACCATAATTTTGAACACTATCCGCATTTGCTTGTGGGTGGAACAACCAGGTTTGGTAAGACAGTATTTTTAAAAAGCACTTTTGTATCAATTCTTATGACCAATCCTGATCGAGTACGATTCATAATTTTGGACCTTAAGGGCGGTTTAGAGTTTTGGAAATATAGAAACCTTCCTCAAGTATTAACCGTTGCCCCGGATTTACTGGAAGCTGCAAAAGCTCTTGATCATGTTTACAAATTAATAAAATTAGACGAAGAACGATTCAGGAAAAACGGTTGGAGCAATATAACCGATACACCATTAAAAGAGCGCACCTTTATTATCGTGGATGAAGGGGCGGAGTTATCGCCTAAGTTAGTAAGTAAGGATTTTAAAAAATACGCAGAACTATGCCAGGTCTATCTTGGTGAGATTGCCAGGATCGGGGGCGGATTAGGGTACCGTCTTATTTATGCAACCCAATACCCTACAGCTGAAGCAGTACCGCAACAGGTAAAGATGAACATGGTGGCTAGATTAGCTTTTAGAATCGCTGATAACATAGGGAGCAGAGTAATTTTAGGTGAGACAGGGGCAGAAGAATTGGAGCCAGTTCCAGGGCGAGCCATTTACAAATTAGCAGAAAAACACAAGATCCAGTGTCCTTATATTAGCGATAAGACGATTGGAGGGTATTTGAATGAACTTGGAAAGGACAGAACAGATATTACAAGTAATTGATCAGCTTGGGGTAGTAAGTGTTAAGCAGCTGCATGAGATATTACGGATCGGCACTTACCGACATACTTGCAGGGTTGTAGGTCAATTGGAACCGTATCTTAATGTATCTAGGTCTCAGCAAAAAATCGTTTACCTTAACAAAGAAGGTCGCCAGCTGATCGGTTCTGAAAAAGAAGTAAAGAAATCTATTTTGTTTGACCACATGCTGCTGACTAACCAGGCTTATATTTACTATAATTGTCCAGCAGACTGGAAACGTGAATATGCTATCGAAACGTCACAGGAGCCTGGATACGGATTTGCAATACAAGTTAAAGGGCTAATAGTAGCGACCAAAAAGAAAATCATACCTGATGCTCTCTTTACTAGAGACGGCTATGTATACTTAATTGAGATCGACAACACTAGGGCGATGCAGGACAATCGAAAAAAGGTTAATAAGTATAAGGAATTATGGCCTGAAATTAAAAAGCAATTCGGAGTTCAGCCGAAGCTTTGTGTTTTCACAATGGGCGATAAACGAAAAAAGGAGTTTGCACACATGTGCGAGAAACTCCCTTGTGAAGTGAAGATGTTTAGTGAAATATGAACGAAAAATAATTTTGCATTTATTTTGCACTTAAAAATAGGATACATATGGCGAACGTAGTCATATCAACACTTATAAAGGTTGAGTTAGACAGCCACGCAGTCCCGCCAACACAGTTATACCAAGGTTTCTAACGAATTCCTTTTGTAGAACAGCCAGAGAATACTGGTCTTTTTTTATGGCCAAGTGGCTAAAAAGTGCCATTTTCAACTTTGTACCCTTGAAGTTATTTTATTAAAGCAATTTATCTAAATAGTCCACTGCAATGGCTTCAATTGAATCCGTAAAAATTATGTATAGAATTATCAAATATCATAATTTAATTATTAGACAATCAACCGAAATAGATTGAAAAAATACATATTATTATGGATAGGCATTAAATTAGCATCTCCTTTAATATTGAATGCTCCACTACACTTTTGGATTCCATCGGGGCGTATAACACCTATTATTCACTGGCGCGTTAAAAATCAATCTTTTGCGGACATTAGCCTCTTAGCAAACCATTTATTTTAATAGAACAACTTTCCAGGATATAGTTCTCTACTAAATTTAACTAATAACACAAAACCTTCCGATATTAGATTAACGGAAGGTTATTTGGCATTCTAAAGGCTACATTTGGCAGTCTATTTCTATAAAGAAAACACAATGTTTAATTAAAGAATAAATCCTTTCTTTAGCATAAAGAATTTTGAAATTAAAAAACCAAAAGTTATGTTAATCCAAAGAAAATGATTTTTTTCCTACGATATAAAATTTCCCGTTTTCTTTCTTGAAAAATTACTTAAAGAAGATGTTGAATTATACAGTGAACACATATAGTAAGAAGTGGTCAGCGATTGGGAAGGTGCCAAACAACACAGTTAAATGATGCTGTAAATAGAATTACAATTGCATTAATATACCTTTTGAATTATCTAACACAAGAATCCGAAGTAATAGAAACAAGAGAGTGCTAATTTTTAATCAAATTTCTAAAATGAAAAGTCCTTTCTTTTTTTGCCCTGTGTTTTTTATAAGAATATTTTTAGTATCTTTGCTAAAAATACTTGTTGTATTAATTAGACTACTTTTATAGGAGGAGAATTAAATGTTAAAACATGTTCTATTATTAACTTTTGTCTTTTTTTTTATAATGAGTTACCATTCTTTCCCAGCGTTTGCCTTGGACAAAGATTCAACTCAAATACAAGTAAAAGCTGAAGGAGTGATACACAATATTAATGTGGCTGACATTCCTGGCTTTAAAGAGTATCTCGCTGAATTGTCTCCGAAATTGCAAGAATTAGAAAAGAAAAACTTACGGGCATGGGTACCGGAGAATAGTAATCAAGATACCCTAATCATCGGTTATGCTTGTGGAATCAAATCTTGTAATCTTAGCGCACTCCAAAAGAAATCTGGGACAGGAAAATGGGGAGGGGTTTTACTGGAAAAGAGAGCGACTTACCAAGAATCTGTTATGTCACCAAAGAAAAAAAAGTTGGCAATAGTAACTTCACAACAAGTAGGTCATCGAAAAACAAAAAATACAATTTACTCTTTAAAAGTTGACCCTAAAGCTACAAAAATTTTTACAAAGATTAAAACGGTTAGTCCAAAGGAGATTGGTAATGGAAAGTATACTCACCCATTTCATAATTTGCGTTTCCATGATGAAAAAAACTTTTCAGTCACTCCCATAGTGCAAGGACCTCCAAGTACTGAGGAACCAGAACTAGGACCACAACCAATACACGGAGTGATGGGTGATTAA